ATTGAGCTGACCGAGAGCAATCTCGAGCAGGTGTTTGCGAAGCGTATCGAGGCTCGTCTTGTGCTGACGCCGAGCATCTACGTCACGGGCACGGGCTTCGGTGTGACGTGGCGCGTCGTTCACGCCAAGGTGTTCCCGCCCTCGCGCGTGGGTGCCAAGGCGGCGTTCGCCGACATCAAGGAGCCTGATGAGCCGGTGGCCGACAAGGAGGAGAACCTTGAGCTGCCGGTTACTGAGGAGCAGGAGGTTGAGGTTGAGGTTGAGGTTGAGGAGAAGCCTCGGGCTGTAACGCCCCCTGCAGCGGCGGCTCCGGCTGTTGCTCCTGCAGCTCCGAAGAAGCGGAAGGCTCAGGCGGTGTCGTAAAGCCAAGCCGTGACCAGACAGTAGAGCCACCCTTGGGTGGCGAGTATACAATCATTCGATCATCAATAAACCAAATCTTTTCCTTTTCAGGAAAGGTCAGAGGCTGCGTAGTCCCACATGCAAACGGAGTCAGCGACATATGACCACACTTTTCACATGCATGAACCTCAGGCATCTGTATCAACATCTCTGGTGTGACGATACGGACATTTCCACGCAGACACCGCTCAAGAAAGGCAACGGGTGTTGTCCACCCTTCTGATAGGAATCGTTCATACGAGTGCTCAGGCATCCGTGACCAAAGAGAGTCACTCTCTGTCCATCCATCCTCCTGGAGCAGCGTCGCAAACGGAGTGTCCTTGTGCCACAGAACAGAGACGTCTCCGGGGTTGTCCCGCTTATGCTCCGCCACACCCACGCGGTCCAGGTCTTCGGGGTCGTAGAGCCAGTACACATTTGCATGTTCATAGTTCGGATCCCTCGCGCCCCTGAACACCTCGCGGCCTTCCACGGACCACAGATCGGATACGATGTTCAAGTCGTGTTCTGTGATGTCTGCGCTGACGGGAAAGACCACGGATCGATCAATCGTCGACAACATTACTTACGAGAGCGTTTGGTTTTGCGGCGAGTTTGACGCCGCCGGCGATGCGTTCGGCGTTTACCTCCCGCTATCGTTCCCTGTACCCACGTCAAGACATCATCTCGGTTGTCATTTAGAATTCGGTACATTTTGTTGAAGTCTTCTTGTTTCACAGTTTCTAAGGCTAACTGAGGTTCCTTCACCCCGATCGTTATCGGATCCATAATGTACTTCAGAATAACCATTGACCATGGTACACATGTTTCTGCACTTTTCCCTTTATTGCTCTTTTGAAGGTCCATATCATATCCCTGAAGACCTTTCGCCCCCCCCGATGCGTACTTTATATGTTTTCCTCCCGAGATGGCACTGGCAGCAGGAAGGTATGCTCGGATATAGTTGTGCCCTTTCCCTATCATTGCTTCCCCAACAACTTCGTGCCATTTCCCGACCCTTTCGTTGAACAGCCACCAGAAGGTCGTATCGTACTGTTCGAGAAACCAGATGGTCTTACCTTCAGGTGGTCCGTTCACGAGATAAGGTATGATGTGATGCACTTGCCCTTTTGAGGAAGGCCAGACTAACCGTATAAGTCCAAATGCAGGACCGGGTATTTCGTGCAATTTTTCTTGATACCCGACGTTTGCATCCTGCCATTGATCTTTGAAGTCCGTTGCGAGTTTGCTACCGTCAGTGCTGACGAACTCACATTTGAAGATGTACCGAACGTATAATCGCGAAGAACCGCGTAGTACATTTCCCGCATAGCTTACCAAGTCAAATTTTTCCGATGTGAAGGGGATCCGGTTCCGGGTGAGGAATTTGCGAGGTGGTTCGCGATATCGCTTCACCCCTGTAATTGGCGGAGCCGGTCCGACCACCAATGTTTGGCTATCTGCCGCAAGGGCATCCACCTCTCCTTTAGAAATAGGAGAAACAGCCTCCTCCGGCAGTTCGACGACCGGCTTGTCCCCCTGTGCCTGTGAGTCCATTACTTCTAATCGAAGGTAATCTTAACGGGTACGTCGTGGATACGCACGGACTTGGTGGCCGAACGGCTCAGTTCATGACGCTTCCGACGCTCACCGTCCTTCGGCTGAATCACCTGCGAACAAGACTCCATATCGGCATGGATCTCATCGTAGTGCGTGTCGAGATAGTCTAGGATCTCATCCTGGATGGCCCACTCGAAGAAGTTCAGTTGCCCCACTGTGGTATCCAACCCGCGGAACTGAATTCGCTTCCATCGGCAGAACGGGTCAAACATCTTTTTGTTGTAGGCCTTGAGATGCGACTTGTAGACCAAGTACACAATGATGTGACGGTTTCCCTTAGCCATGAAAGAAACATTGTACTTCTTTGAGTAATTGGTAACAAACCAATCTAGCAGACGTAGGCTCAGACGCGACTTGCCCGTGAGAACCTCCTCGATGCGCCGGAAGTTGTCAGGGTTGGCGTAGAAGCCCTCAAGGCGGCGCAAGACCCACTGTTCTTTACTTTGAATGGTCTCCATACCGATTCTGTGTTCCAGCACTGAAAATGAGTTTTCGAGCCTGACGCATAAAGAAACGCATGGAGTCAGTCATCACAGAATGGCTGGGTGAACCACCGTATACCCGTCCAAAGAAGCGCTTGAAGCCCCTGATCATGCTGATGGTGGTGCTGACTCGCGTTAGCTATACCAAGACCAGGCGCTTCGTCTTCACGGCCCTCGAAGAGGCAATGAAGGGTGAACTTGGACGCATCTGGATGCGTGACCGGTGTGTGCGTCGCACGATCAGGGTCTATGGCGCCAACGATCAGCGGACGACAGGGTGGCACATGAAACGTGGAGAGATGATCACAGGTTCCGAGGTATCGCAGGTGTTTACGGGGGGAGAGACGCGGAGAAGTCTGATCCTTCGCAAACTCGAACCACCGCAGCCGCCGACACCCGGACAGTACCAAGCCCCTCTCATCTGGGGCACAAGGTTCGAGCCCATTGCGAAGGCCATCTATGAAGAGGAGACTGGATGCAAGATTATCGATGTATCGTGCGTCCAACATCCTGTATACACCTTTCTCGGGGCATCGCCGGATGGTATCCTCTTCCCAACCGACCCGGCGGATGTGCGTCGGCGCGGTCGGCTGGTCGAGTTCAAGTGTCCCTTCTCTCGCCCACCGTCTGACGGTGTTCCTAGCGCCTATGTCCACCAGATGCAGATGCAGATGGAGTGTTCAGGCATTGACGAGTGCGAGTATGCAGAGTTCCGGTTCAAGCAGGTCTTCTCGTCTGAGTGGATTCGCTCGACGCTGACCAAAAGTGTCTTCGCAGTGTATCCAGATGACACACTCCACTACAAGGCGCAAGATACGGATCTGAACACGTGGCTGCGGAGTCTTGGCCAGGACGCAGATCCGCAGTTCATCTATTGGATTCTGATGTCCACGAAGAAGGCGTTCGTACCGAAGGATATGGATTGGCTCCCAACTCACCTTCCTGCGCTCAAGGCGACGTGGGATGAAGTACTCGTACACCGCGCGGCAGGAACGAAGCCGGAGCCAGTACCCAAAGCTGTAGTTACACTGGACATTTAATGACCCCGGGGAAGTAGTATCCTTCCGATCCGACGTTTGTGTGTGGGAACCACCGGTCTGGCATGATGATTTTTCGGTGAGGGTTGAGGAAGGCGCCCCACCAGGAGAAGGACGAGTTCGCGCAGATTCCACCTGCGCACTGACTCATAAGAAACAGGGTATCGAGTTCAGGCTCAATGACCAATGTATGCTTGAGCGTGGCCATGAACGGTCGAGACATGGTGTACCCTACATCGTTTGTCACGACAAAGAAGTGAGCACCCGGGAACATCGCGATGGCACGTTCATAGTAGGCGTCCAACTTAAGGTCATGATAGGGGTTGTTGACGTAATCGCCACCGCGGATATGGAGGAAGATCCCTTCCTTGATGCCCTCGTATTTGTCCTGGGTTCCAGTTGGGAATAGGAGTTCACGCACGAAATCGGCGTCCACATACTTCCAGTCCTGAAAGTACCCAGCTAGGCGAACGTCCGGATGCAAAAGAAACGTGATCCGCCAGTCGATGGACTGTTCTTCAATCCGGATAGGAGTACGACCAGTCAATACCATCGGTCGAAATCGCCAGAAGACGGTGTCGAAGTACGAGACCAACGAATGGTGTGACGGATTCGCCAGAGACTGCAGGTAGGGTCTACGGCCTGTTTTAGATGCGATATGCATGAGAGCAGCTAACTGGAAAAGCTGGTTTCCGAGTCCGCCGACCAATTCCATGGTCAGATGTCCGACCATTTTATTACTTTCACATGCAGAGTGAAAATCCCGTAATGACCGTAACGTTTGTTACAGCATTCTTGGATCTACGAGAAGATAGACCCAAGGATCGCGCAACGGACGTGCGCTTCGAACTGTTCAAACAGCTCAATGCAACCGGGATCAGGCTTCACGTATTCATTAGTCCTGAGTTCCGTGACCGACTACCCCCGATACACAATGGAGTTGTTGAGACCATTTCGCTAGAGGAACTTGACCTCTATCCGATCTCCCCCCGAGGACTACCTGAGACTCGGTCAGACGTGCACGACACCCGTAACTTTTTGATCCTTATGAATGCGAAGATTGAGTGTATCCGGAGAGCGATTCGTTCAGGCCATCATTCATCCACGCATTATGCGTGGGCGGACTTTAACTTGTATCACGTACTGCGAGATCCGGCATCTGCAGACGAGTTACGTGCACTTTCAACGGCCTACCTCCCACCCTCGTGCATGTTCTTCCCTGGGTGTTGGCAAAAGGGGGTGTACTGGGACTCTGTGAACTGGAGGTTCTGCGGTGGATTCTTTCTTGGCGATGTCGATTCGCTGAACAGGTTATATGAGTTCTACCTCAACGAGTACCCCAGACTTCCCAAGCTGACCTGGGAAGTCAATGTCTGGGCCCACTTCGAATCACTTGGGTTCCATTTCGATTGGTACCCTGCAGATCACAATCCCTCGATCCTCCACATTCCTCGCAATGTTGTATGTGACCCACCTGGAATCCCTCATGCATGGGCATCCTATGATCAGCGGCTCATCATCGGCGGCCCCATCTATCGCTATGTACTGGAGTGTATCCGACCCCATACCCTGACTGCAATTTTTCCGCAGACGGATGGACTCATTGGGGACGACGAGTATCACCGCATGATGACGTCTCTTGGGCGCGTCGAGACCGTTGTGCGACCTGCGCGAGACTGTGCGAGACTCGAAGCTCTCGCTCATCCTACTACGCGACCACTGGTCTGTCTGTACGCAACACACGGGTTCACTAGCAAATCCATGATTCTGCTTCCATGGGATGACACGACCTTCGCGAACGGACTCTCCTCTCCCCAGCGACCCTGGTCCGAGAAGATCCAAACTGTCATGTGGCGGGGCGGATCGAGTGGGTTTCATCGGCCTTCGGTGCGGATGCGTGTAGTTGAAAAGCTCTTTGATGTCCCGAACACAGACGTCAGGTTTGTCCCGGGTGGGTGGCCAGTCAACGACGACGTGATCCCGACTCAACACTTTGCAGACAAGTCACTGCTTGGGCCCGATGCGCATTCACGATACAAGTACGTGCTCATCATTGATGGAAATACACAAGCCTCCAATGGTCATTGGGGGTTTGCGCTCGGCTCCGTGCCGATACTCATTACGCATCCAGAGAGTCGATGGTGGTTCAAGACTGAGTTGATTCCGATGGTGAACTACGTTCCAATCAACTACGACCTATCGGATCTGGTGGAAAAAATTGAATGGCTGGTGACCCACGACGACGAGGCGCGAATCATTGCAGAGGGAGCCCTGAGGATGTCACAGCGTGTCTTCAGCCCCATGTTTCAGCGAGGGTACATCAACAACCGTATTCAACAAATCCTCCAGCAAGATCGCTAAATCCTGCACGTTGAATTCCGATACGTGTCTTGAATGCGTACCATTCATTTGTCGGCTGCAGAGACTTCCAGTACTGATCGAGCAGATACACCCAGTGCACCTCGGGGTTCTCCTTGAAGAGCCGAGTCCCCTCTTCCCACTTTGCGATCAGTGCATCGTAGAAGCGAGAGTGGACAATGTAGCCACTTGTTGTCTGTGCCCCGTGAACCTTGTCGAAGGTTTCATTGTACGGTGTTGCATCAACCAGATTGTACGACATCATCACAACATCGTAACTCGTCGGGAGGCGTGTGATCAGCTGGTCCCACTCCTCCTTGGATACAATGAACTGGAAGTCGTCCTCGAAGATCATGACGGACTCGTACCCACGCTGACGGGCAAGTTTCAACACTTCGATGTGCGAAAGATTGCATCCGATCGTCGGGGGGATGTACTCAACGGCTGGAAATCTCTCGACGGTCAGATTCATCTTCCCGAACTCCCTCTCCATATCCGCCCTGCGGTCTGTCCGTCGATCCAAATTGATATAGAAGGCATGCATTGATATGTCATGACCAGCATCTGAAAATCCGTCTCCACAAAGGCGATGTTCGCGATGCGAACTTGGCGTTCCATTGGTTGATGGTGTACTGGTTGCCCATGCTGACATTGCAGCGTGAGCAAATTGGAATCAAGTTATCAAGTGTCGTCGCACCGCCCTTGGACTCCGGGATGTTGTGGCCACACTGGAAATCGAACACGTTCATGCGGTTCGCACACCACACAATCTTGCACTTTGCATCAAAGACTCGACCCGCTTTCATCATCCAGACCTGTTCACGGAGAGCTTTGGGAATCTTCATTGTTTACATAGACCTCACGGCTGTATATGCGTTTACGCGCCACGGGGTCGCGAGACCCTGGGCAGCCTCGACAAACGACATACGCGGCATATGATTCGTCCGCTGTTCATACGAGGAGTGCTCAACCTCCTGTGTTCGCTGAATCTGGCTACGATCTAAGAGTTCAGGCTGGAACTTCTCCATCCCACCTGAAAGTTGGAAAACAGCGAAAAGAGCGACTAACCCAGCAAACAAAGCGGCGATATGAAGCATTGTTCTACTCGGGTAATAAAAAACGAACTCTTTCCGTTGTAGGTAGAAAGGGCACAATGGAAGACAAGGCTCTTGCAACTCTCCGTATCTTCTACGAGCGTCGTAAGCTGCCCACCGAGACGAAACCCCTTGCGTCTGGTCTGAAGGACGTCAATGCCTACACGATCGGTGACGTACTGATCATCTTCAGCCAGAAGGACAAGATGCTCGAGCGTGACGTGAATACCTACATCGAATATGCGAAGGAGAACGACTACAAGAATGGCATGATCGTTGTGGCCACGTCCAAGCCCTCGGGCAACTTGATGAACCTGATTCGGTCGAAGTTCATCGAGGAGCGTATTCAGTTCTTCCACCTCCGTGAGCTGCAGATGGACATTACCATCCACCGCATGTCCGTTCCACATCGCATTCTGACGCCCGACGAGGCGAAGGATGTACTGGACAAGAACCGCATCCTGAAGCCAGAGGATCAGATGCCCTGGATTGACTCGCAGGATATCCAGGCTCGTGTGATTGGTGCCGTTCCGGGAAACATCATTGAGATCACCCGCCACAGTGATACGGTGGGCAAGAGTGTTTATTACCGCTACTGCGTGGCTGACGTAAATGTTGCCTAGACATAATGTGGATTGAGTTCTTGATTGGAGCCCTTGTTCTCGTCGCGTTGTTCTCGATCGAGCGTGAAGGTGCGAACGACACGCTGTCTGTTCCTCCACAATGCCCAACTGGAATGACGCTAAAACGCAGCAATGAATGGATCCATGACAATGATTTTCGGTTTCGTCAACCGATCTGCATTAAAAACACAGGTGGCGTAGACCCCGACTCGTCTGGAAAATGTCCACCGGGAACAGGCCAATTAACCCAGGGTACCCCCTGTTTTCAGACAGCTGAGACAACGTGCCCATCAGAGAGCTTTTTGAGTCCGTATGGTACCGTCTGTGTTAAATGTGCATCCGGGTGGTCATACGTCGCAACACAAATGGCAGCAGGGACGAATCCATTTCCCGATCCTGCGGTAGACCTACCCTCTACAGGAGCCGACCTGCTCCCGGACTTCCAGCGATGCCCTAGACAGTCTTGGTTTACACCCCAGGAATGGAACTGGGATACACATTCACCGCCTACGCCAGCGGCGGTCGCAGCGGCCAGGGCAGCGGCTATATCGAGTGCGGGTCCACCTCCTCCCGCAGACTCGGCATCGGCCAGGGCAGCCGCAGCCGCATCGACCTCTACACCACCGCCTCCGGATCCAGCACCGCTCCCAACAACCACAGGTTCACCATCTTCTGCTGCCATGACAGACCTTCGGGCCAGGTATAGACATCAAAAAGAAGTCTACGATGGGCTCGTGCAGAACGCAGTCGCAAACAGCGATTTCTCCAATAACGATGCGATTCTGGCTGCCCAACGAGCCATGAGTGAGACCCTGTCTCAGATGGCTGCGCTGTCTGTATCCTCGGGCGCCGACCCGGATGAGCAACACGAACTGATTCGCAGGATTATGGAGATCCAGCGCGACTACAATGGTCTCTTGGTTGGAACCGACAAACTGCAGACTCTTCGCATGATCCATCAAACCGACGACGCGATGAAGGGCACGAACATGAAGTTGATGGGTGCACTCTTTGTCGCTGCATCTCTCGGACTTCTTATCGTCATCATGCGAACGCGTTGAATGCAAAGGCGGCAATAGCAAGTAGCACCAATACGACGATCTGTGTGATCATGGCTCCATAGTCAAGCTGTGGTGGCGGTGTGGATGTAGACGCAACTAGTTTATCCGCCATCTGTGGCCCCTGCTGACGCAGAACCTGCGCCTCCGCGTGCAGCGTGTCGAGATCGGGATTGATGGTCTGGTATTCGTCTATGAATGCTTGAATCTGATATTGGTTGTTCTGAACCTGAACCTGCATCTGATTCTGATAGTCGGCGATAGCTGCCGTTATATTCGTCAGTGCGGCTTGGTCCTCGGGGCGCCCTGATCCTTTCGATATTTTATACACTCTTGCGTATGTATCGAGCAACGCCTGATAATCGCCTGAGACTGCATCAATCGCCGCTCGTCCCTCTGGTGTCGTTGCATCAAATCTTTCCTGTGATCGGATCTTTGATGTCACCACTGCGATCAGCGTAATCAAAAGGGCAGTGAGCCACCCAACCATTATCTTGTAGGAGTAATAAAATGCCGGTTGCGCAATCCTTCTTTGAGCCTGGTCGCGATGCAACCACTCGTCACATGCGTGGCGTGGATGCGTCCGAATACACTCGCTTTGTCCGTATGGCGGCCACGGTTGCGCCGTACATCAACAATACGAAGACATTCGGCAAACCGTATGCTCGACTTGGACAGAGTCAGGAGTCTACGTTGGATGCTACTGTTGTTAGTACGATCTTTTCTGGTCTGCGACCGTTTGTTGCGAATAAGTAATGACCCCGTATAGTGAAGCTCTCGCTGAACTTCAACCGCTTCGGCCACCCACGCAGCCGTATGCAGACATTGAATCTGCCAGACTTGACATCAAGAAGCTCGAAGCCGTCAACATGCGCCCTATTCAGATCTGTCTGTTCTTCATCGTCCTCGCACTCCTGGAGTACCTGTTCCTGCCACCGAGCGTTGTTCACGGCGTGGCCTTCATGACGTTATGTGTGGGACTCTCATTAGCAATCTATCTCTCCAATAGATAATGGGTAATCTGCAGCCGAAATGTCCGGCAGAGACAGTGTACGGCTCTTCTCTGGGGTCGTGTGTGATGGCGTGTCCCACTGGATATGAGCTTCAGATGCTAGAGGGAGCTCAGCGCTGTGTAAACAAAATCGACCCGAGCGCAACGGTTCACCTGGTCGCACAGGGAGCCGTGTTGCGAAGAGATGATCAGCCTTCGATATTTTCAATCGCAGACCTACAAACATCAAACCCAGACGCGTATGCTCGATATTCTGCCGAGAAGACTCGATTCCAAGAAGAACTAGAAGCGGCGAATTTACGGGTGAGTCGTCAAGCACAAGTCGACGCAGCGGCGCGAGACGTCTTAGCCACAGGTGGAACGGATGAAACAAAGAATGCTGCGTACCGTGCACTTGCACACGACCCCGACGCGATGAACGTGCTTTACGAGAATCAGATTCGAAAGGACGTTGACAAGTTCATCAATGAGTACCACTTCCTCAATACTCAGACTCTGCAGCAGCAGCAGACGCTGGATATCGTGAACAGTGTCAAGGATAACATTGGAACGGTCAAGGATGACATGGCCTACTCGGTGTCGACCTTCCAGGATCAGATCAAAGCCATTCAGAACCAGGTCAATATCAATCGCAAGACCCAAGTAGAAGCGGCAGACTATGGTAGCTGGATTGGCATTGTGCTGAACGTACTCATTGTACTGGTTCTGTTGTTCTTGATCTTCTCGATTGGTCGCAGGGCAATGAGTGGCTCAAAGTCGACCACCTCGGGAACGGGCGCACCGGCTCCTAGTTTACCAGCGGATTCATCTGAATTCTTCAACGCCTTTGCGCGTCATTTGGGGGCGTCAAAGCCCCCCGCATAAATGCAATGGAGATCACCGACCCTCGACCTGTAACTGATTTCCAACAAACGACCTTCTGTGGTCATCCACGTGCACACGTGCGGAAAGTGTTGATTCAAACCATCCAGTTAGGTCATGCGGATTACGCGTGTTACTGGACACTTGAGTTTCTCTGCTCCGGTCTTGTGCATAGTTTATGGGGCGCCTTCTTTGAGGCCGCTGCCCTTCATATCAATCGCGCCCAGCCCAACGTGTTCCTCTACTTGGCCAAGTCCTATGAGACGTATGCACCCATCGAAGCTGGGTACGATATCCAGAACATGACAAAGATTCGCAATCACCCCGATATACGGAAACTGGTGTGCGAGGTCGCAGCCACGTTGGCGCTATGTCGGAAACATAAACTCCAGTCTCTGCCCACAATCAAGCCCGGACACGACTTCGACCCCGTTACGATTCATGAGAGCTTGAAGTCTCCTTCGAAGCTGTATGGATCCCAGGTTCTACGTGCTACTGACCCCATGCCTGCTGCCGTCCCTGTCAATGAGTTCTGTTACTGTATCCGCTCAGATGTGAGGGACCTGACTCGGGCCTTGTACTGGATGTCGTGGACGTTTGCGTTTTGCCGCGAACACAAGAAGCAGACCAAGACTAACCTGCTCTTTGCTCCACGCGGAGACGAGTACGTTTCGGGTAGCGACAGCACCCATCCAGTGTGGATCTTCTGGGACGCGATTCGTAAGAACAGCCCCCCGGCAACGCGTGAATACACGGATGTGCTCTACCGTATTCACTCGCTCCGATGGACACCCGCCGACAAGGGTAAACGCGCGTTGCTGATCGCCGCTGTCACCCTGCTATGCGAGGGGGCACTGGATACAACTCCGTGTGCACCTACACTTCAGGTCTCAAATGTCCTGAATGGAATGCCAGGGTGGATTGACGCGATTGTCAAGATGCAGCGGAGTTTCGCGTAAAACGGAACCGTGCGGAGTCACAAGAAAGGTCTCACTCCAAAATGTTTCGTCCCTGTTTCTCCGCTACCCAGGTGGCGGGAGCCATTAGCCGCCACACCTACCAGCCTGTTCATCAAGTCATGTACGAGGTCTTCAAGAAGGACACCCGGGCTGCCGAGATCATAACCGCCATCGAGAAGGCACACAATCGCCGACCGGCCAAGAACTTCAAGGGGGCATTTCTGAAGGAGAAGGAGATTCAACGGAGTGTATTTGCGGCTCTGGATGATTGTAAGGTTGCAGACATTGCAGCGTCAAAGGAGTTCGCTGCAGGTGAGGCACTGGTGACGGCAGAGAAGCGCAGCCACGAACTCGATCTCAAGAAGGCGGCGGGTATTGAGGTTTCAGACGAGGAGAAGGCTGCGGCGTCCGCTGCGGTCGTCGAAGCGGCTGCAGCCCAGCGCCAAGCGTCTGCTGATGTGGCAGCTGCCCCGTCGGTGGAGGCGAGTTTGAATGCAGTCGAGGCTGCGTGTAAGAAGGTGGTTGACCGTACGCCGAACATGAAGCCCGAGATGGCGGCTCAGCTCCTGGCCGACGCCCGGGGCGAGGTTGCGAAGAAGCGCGGTCTCCAGAACGAGGACAAGATTCTCAATACCTACGAGGTAGACAAGAAGGTGACAGTCACGGAGCGCAACACCAAGATGCTTCGCATGGACAAGGAGGAGTTTGTTCTGGTCGGTCGCACGGATGGGTTTGTCGCCGAGTTGAACCGTATCGTGGACTCGAAGGATCGCACCACATACTGGAAGACAGTGCCGGTGTACGATGAGATTCAGCTGCGTGTGTACATGCATATGATGGATGCGAAGGACTCGGAGCTGGTCGAGAAGTTCCCGAACGGTACCAAGCGGAATACAGTGTTCGAGAACGATCCTGAGGTGTGGGCGGACATCGAGGCTCAGTTGCGGCTGACGACACGGAGGATGTGCGACATCCTTGCCGACGCCTCTAGCTTAGAGGATCTCGTCTTTAAGAATACAGTAGAGAATGCAGCTTAACGTAACCACAGACCCACCCGACTGGACGAAGGATCCCGGAGTATCCTACGAGACGAAGTTTCTCTACACTGGATTTGGACGCATCGATGTCCATGCGAAGGTCTATCAGACCTTCCAAGATTTTTCCATGTTCGAACGCCCATTCAAGGGTGGCGTGATCTCACGTGTCTACAGCACGGAGTTGGCAACTGTCACAGAGTACTCAAAGTCTCCTCGACGCTGGATGGAAGAGACCCCCGGGTGCACGATGTACTTTGCGGAGATTTCACGCTAAGAAAAGACAGCCGCAAAACAAATGGAAGCCTATGATGTACTGGTGATCGCCATGTCTTCACTTATCATGTTGATCCTCATTCACGTAGGGGTGTTTGGTGTGATTCGTTGGATGTATCCTTCGACACCCCAGTCACAGGTTCGTTTCGCCGAGCCGATCGCTGAAGCTCGGGTGTCGCCGCCCCAACAGTCTTTCACGGAGCCGCCGCAGATGAAACAGGAAGTGAATGTACCCACGTATGCGCCGCCAGTACCCGTGGAAGCCCCTCGTGAGGAAGGGGGAGCCAACACCGGAAAGGCACCGAGTGCCGCAGCTGAACGGCCTTCCTGGCTGGTTGCTGTTGACCCAAAGACCCTCGACTCATGAGTTTGTTGCACTGAGTATTGATGAGAAGGGGGGAAACCAAGAAGAGCTGAGCCTGGTCATGGACGAGCGTATCTGCTGCGACAGTATCTTTCGAACAACCAGACTTTCCAAGGACGTCTTTGTTGTGAACGATATCTGGGTGATGAATGGAACCGTTGTACACTCACTTGCCAACTGGACACAGCGCCAAGAGTGGTTGGCTGAGATTCTGCGTATGTTTCATCAGCCGGATCTAACGGCTCTCTTCACAGTCGCGGACGCACCCATGGGGACGCTCGTTCGCGGATATGAGTATTACGACGACCTTCCTGGCAGCATTGGAGTCTTTTCGCGTGAAGATGTAAATGGGTGAACAATGTGGAACTCAAGGCGGCCGTCGCCGCCGCCATCGCACAAAGAAGAACCGTCGTTCTCGTCACCGGTCGCGCCGCGGAGGTGCCGCACTCGCCGACTTTCGTGCCGTAGAAACGTATCCTGGAGGACACCTAGATATCCGTGGAGGCACAGGTATTTCGGGCTCGAGTGCGAACCAGAACGCCAGTAACTACAACCAGGACACAGCCGGTACATATGCATCGTATGGCGGACGTCGTCGCACCCGTCGCCACCGTCACCGCCGGTCGCGTCACCGGATGCGCGGAGGCGATGCGTTCAGCCCCATGGGCGGGGATGGTAAGGGTGGCGTGACTGCGACGTGGGACGGGGAGAATGTTGGAGGTGTTGCCTTGTCTGGGCGCGTGTATAATGCAGGTACAAACCGCTAAACCTTTCCACGGACTACAGCGTCGGCCCACACATAGGGCATGTACTTCGGACTGTTGGTCGAGATGAATGGTCCACGTACCTGTGCCATGCGTAGGCGCATCCGCTGCATAAGAAAACTCAATTCAGTAAACTCAGCCCACTCGCCCCATGCACGGTAGGCCGACATTGCAGTCGACATCAGCATGAACACATCACCCGAAGTGAAAAACATGAACAGCGCGATCAACGGCATGAGAATCATGTCATTGATTCGTTGTATTTTCTTGGTGAACTCGCCGGGGAGACAGATATCCCGCAGAACAATGTAACGGTCAGCTGATTTAAACGGCTGTTCCATCTACCTCGATCCTTACTCCATGGTTAGGAAACACAACATACTCCTTGGACGCCGGGTCAATGTAGCAGATGTCCATGTCATCGTGACTGTTCAGGAGCATTAGGAGTAGGTCGAGACGGATCTCGTTGCCTGGCATGATGTAACGGTCGACTGCGGCGGTAATGTCAACCTCCGTCGAGAGGTCGCCGATCCAATGCCACGGCTTCGCGACGGGGTCGAAGGCGTTGCCAATGTATGGCGTGATCTCCTCAAGCTCGTACACGAGTCGGCGGCGGATCTGGTCGCCCTTGCGCCACTCCTCGACGTAGATACAATCCTCAGGAACATGGGTCATGGGCTCGTCGTAGTCACTGTACTCACCAATGAGGTACTTGCGGTAGATGTAGCCGCGGTCCGTGCGCTGGGCCGCCAGGTAGCGAGAGAGAGCAGTGAATGAGCGGAGGAGGCACATTTTGTCTTGAATGAGCAGAGTTCCGAGTCTCCGGCATCGGATCCGTTTTTAGACCGCGCCTGGGAAATTGAGCTGGATCGACTTGCGACCCATCTGCGTCAGCTGGACACCGCCGTTCTCATCCGCTGCATCTCGAGCCCACTTAGGGTCATACTCTCGCCCCCACTTGTTGCCCATCGCACCTTCTGTCCATGACTGTGTGGCCGGAGTAATGCCTGGCTCCGGAGGACCACCTGCCTCGGGGGGATTGTGCTGGGCGATACCGTTCGATTCACCGCTGCTCGTGAACTTCTCCTTGGACTCACCCTGTTGCAGCTGGATAAGAATGATCTCATCAAAGTTGCTGCCCATCGAGATCGCCGTCGCCAGAGCCGTGATGACGAACGGTGTCGCAATGATAAACCACGACACTGGCGTCAGACCAATGCCGCAGAAGGTGTCGAGCACCTTGACAACCGCGAGGCCGAGCACCAACTTGATGGTAAATGTCACCAACATTCCCATGGACAAGTCAAGTCCGAGCTGAATCACTAAGAAGATAAGATACAGAAGCGCAGGGGGACACAGCGATTCGATGAAACGCATATTCACGTACTTATTGTAAGTGGTATAAAAAATGACGGATGTCGATATGATCCAATCCCTTGCGGCATGTACAGCGGAACAGGCTCAGGTCGCGCTTCGCGACTACAAGACGGTAGACGCGGCTGTGGATGCGCTTTTGGCCAAGCCGGTCGTATCAGGACAGAAGTACATTCCGAACATCCAAAGGACATCCTACAATGATCCCGAGCAGGAGGCGCGATGTGCAAAAGGGCGCGAACTGATGGATAAGCTCACCGCTGTATCCTCAGCCGCCCAGAAGAAAATCCAATCCGGGCAAGAGCTGGTGGGGGGCGCAGTGAACCAGGATTCGGCGGCTCCTGACGCGCCGCAGGAGCTGTCTGTACCGACTGCTGAATGACCTGCACCGGATGTTCGCGCTGAAACGTCTCCATCATTCCCGCAATACGGTTGGCTTCGGAAAAGATGTCCATTGCTCGAACGTGCGCCTTGACGTCCTCTCGCTTCGCATCATAGGCCGCCTGATCGTCGAGAGCTGTGATCGCATCCACCCACTGTTCGGGGACTTCGCGGTCGCACCCGATTCCAGCCGGAAGAATCCACTCTTCCACGCCTTCGGTTGTTCCCACGATACCAACGTTCTTGGTCGCAGGTTTGGAGTAGATAACTGGGATTCCATTGTACATGGCCTCCACGGCAATACGACCGAAGCTCTCATAGTTAGACGGAAAGAGGAGGATGCGGGTCCTCTTCAAGATATTGCGCACGTCGTCATCGAAGGGAATCCATTCAATGTTCTGGGGGGCCGCAGGGAGCCATAGCTCTCCATAGTAAGGACGAACGCCGAGGAACTTGCGGTCAGGCATACGCTTGGCCAATTCAATGAATTGATGGACGCCCTTGTTCACGTTTGCATTGACCAACGTAATCATATCCCCATTGGGCGATTCATCCATTCTGATCTTGGCCTCGTTCATCAGTGGACGCACAAAGTCAGTGCGAACAATGGACGGAGGAAACGGGTTCACCTCTTTGCGGAAATGTGATTCCATCGTGTGGTTGATGAAGAGGAACATCTCCACCCAGTTACTCGACGAGAACATCGTCAGTACCTTGTATTGGCCGTCGAAGTGGGCAGTGACTGCGATGGGACGGTTGTACCCCCGTGCATTCAACTTCCGAACATAGGGGAGACAAGGTGCATGGGGGCAGATCCACAATTCGCTGGTATCGAGCATTGAACCGGCGGCAGAATAATGCATGAAACGGAACCCTCTCCAGACTCCACCCGTGTACCCCTCCTTCGGCTTCTCAATCGTCAGAAACATGGTCGAATGACCGCGCTTCTGAAGTTCTATGGCTAAATCGACGTCATGTAAGAATGCACCACACAGGTCGGGCATTCGGTTCGCAAAGAACAGAACCCGCATTATGTAGATTCCCCGACTCGCGTTTTCTTAATTAAGCGTGTAGAGTCACCGCCCCATGTCCAGGACTGAACCCAGTTGTTTGGATTGTTGAGTTCCGACTGCTTGATGGGGATGAGCGGCTGGTAGTAGTTGGGAATGGTCTTGTCCATGATTGTCGACGCCTCCTTCTTCGTACGCTGGAGCTGGGCGTGGATCAGGCTCGACTCATCGTTGACTGTTCCAGCCTCGCGGCCGCGGCCCAGGTTCGGCGTAGTGGGGAACGGGCGAATCCAGAGCTGCTTGGGGCCCTTGACGCGAAGACCGTCGATATCTCCCCAGCGCAGATTCGTGTTTGTATCCACCTCACACCCAGCTCCAAGCAGACCGTACCCACCACGAGCGATCATACCCGGCTGATCCGCCATCGCATTCGCGGGGCTCAGTGCCCCCGTGCAATCACCGCCACCAAACAACGACGTCTGACGACCAACTGCGGCATCATTTGCAAAGGTATGTTCAGCTACATGGGACTGGTCCATGTTGCCTCGCGTATTTGCGAAAAACCAATCGACGGTATTTGTTGACATCGCGTACCGACCTCTTATCATCAAACCCAGAAAGTTTCATAGAAAACGGACAGTGAAGAGTAAAGCCCAGTCCACTGCAATGCAGCCTTCTGATTGGCACGAACATGATGTGCGCGGTCAGTATGTGGTCGACGTATTTGGGCGTCTGCGCGACAAGTCTGTCGCATGTGTCCGCGTCAAGGGATTCAAGCCCTACTTCTACGTGTCGGGTGCAGACCCGGGGAAAGCCGAGAAAGTCCAGCGCTACGATGCGATGGCTGGATTCGACTCATTGAAGACCATCGGTGTCTGGAAGGTCTCCTGTGCGTCGCTGAACGACTACCACTCCAAGGTTCGCGAGATGAATGCGGAAAAGAGGACGCTCTACGAGTCCAACCTCCCCCCGTTCCTCCGTCTTCTCCACGAGCGTCACCTGGGACCCGGGTCTCCGATCCAATTTGTCGGCGAGGAGGTTGACGTGCCAACGGATCCCGATACCGAAGAGCCACTGTTCACAGTGAATGTGTTCTACGAGTGTGACTGGACGACCCTCAAGCCGACGACAGGCGACATCCCCCTCAAGGTGGCTTGTTACGATCTCGAGATGTGCCCAGCACAGGGCAACAACTTCCCATTAGCAGCAAAGGATCCGATCGTTCAGATCGGTGTCTCGTATCGCTGGTCCAATGATCTGATGACACCCACCTCCAAGAAGGTATTCGTTCTCGGAACTGTCGATCCATCCGATGACCCAACGACGGAGTTTGTTCCATGTGCAAACGAGATTGACATGATCATGAAGTTCGCGTCTAACATGCGACGCGAGAACCCGGACATTGTATGCGGTTACAACACCTTTGGTTTCGATGACCAGTATATTGAGGATCGGTGTCACGTTCTGCGGATCACTGAGGATGTCAACTTCTCACGAGGTCCAATGGCGAAAACAAAGAGGGGTGACAACTGGAATATCAAGTTCGCAGACACGAAGCGCTTCGAACTCGCATCTGGGAAGTATGATCTTCGCATCTTGTGTATGCGCGGCAGGTTGTCGATTGACCTGCTGCTGAACATGCGTCGCGAACATTCGCTGGACTCCTTCAAGCTGGACAATGTAGCATCCGTGTTCCTCCGCGATAAGGTGCTCGAGTATACAAGCAATGTGGTCACGACTAAGAGCACTCGGGGCTTATGCGTGGGTAACTATACCCGCTTTGACCTTGTGGGAAATACTACGGATCCGTACCGAGATGGCGAGAAGTTCAAAGTCACCGCCGTCAACGGAAACACCTTCACCATCGAGGCTCCCGCCGACCTCTTCACTGACCTGACCGCGGCTCGACGCAAGTTGCTTGAGTGGACCTTCTCAAAGGATGACGTGGAGCCACACGAGCTGTTCCGACTTCATCGTGAGGGTGGAGCCGAGGGCCGCGCCAGGATCGCACGGTACTGCATTCAGGATTGTGACCTGGTTCTGACGCTCATGGCGAAGCTGGACACAATTGTCAATGCACGAGGTATGGCGGACGTGTGCAAGGTTCCAATGCAGTTTGTGCTCATGCGTGGCCAGGGAATCAAGATCTTCTCCGCTGTGGTCTACTACGCAGCTCAGCGTAACCAGATTATCCAAGTGCAACATGCCATCGGAGACGACGAAGCTGGGTACGAGGGTGCAGTTGTGATCAGCCCGAAGATCGGAATGTACCTGGATCAGCCTATCTCGGTTCTGGACTTCAACTCCCTGTACCCGACCAATATGATCGCCTACAACATCTCACCGGATACACTGGTGAGTCTCCAGGAGCTTGATGAGAACGACAAGGTAATCCAGCGCATGGGAAAGAGCTTCCCGGAGATGCAGCAGTTGAAGGCCGCGGGGTACGTGTTGGATGAGGTGGAATACGACACCAAGGATGAGAAGGGAATGGTGATTGGAAAGACAGTG